GTCGTTCTCCCATGCGGTGCGGATGTACTCATCCACGATCACGGGAACCGGAACCGGACCGCTTCCGGTAGTACCTTCCGGTGCGTTTTCAGAAATTACGCTGCGGCACTCATCCGCTCTGCCGGTTTTGATGTAATTTGCATATGCGTCAATATAAGCCTGAGAGGCACGCACTTCGTCAAGAGTGGTGCGGTGAGGCTCTTCGTCTTTCAGGCTGCGCACAACAGTGCCGGCGCCTGCGGCGACAGCGCTGCGGATATTCGCCTTCTGCTGTTCGGCGACTTTGCGCTTCTCAAGCTCTTCCTTGATGCCTCTGGCCTCTTTCTCCAGTGCATCCAGATCGGCGCCGTCGGCGTCCATTTCGGTTACAATCGCGGCCCTTCTTGCCTCTAGCTGTTCAATAGTCATCTTAGAGAAATCCATTTGTTATACCTCCGTGAGAATTTTGATTCTTGTTTTCTGTGCCTCGCGCTTCTGGTACTCCTCCATGATTTCGTCAATGACTCCCTTGCCGAAATTCCGCGCAGATATTGAAGTAGCATCGTTTGCCGGCAGGCTCACGGCGCTAACATCATACAATTTGGATATTTTGGTGATGGTGCGAAGCACGGTCGTAGTGTTTACACCCGTTTCCTCGTTGCGCTCTATGGTTTCTTCGCGCTTATCCTCAGCGACCCGGAAGCCAAAGGACATCTTGGTTGTATAACCGCCTTCGATCTCTTCGTAGAGGTCGCGGCCTATTTCTGTGCCGCCCAGGTCGGCCCGTACGTGCAGGCCATGCTGATCTGTCGCAAGCTCAAGCGTATCATTCGATGTACGGGCAAATACACGGCCCTCATGGTCGTACTGCATGACCACATCCGCCATGTCACAATCATCAAAAGCGCGGGCATCCACCTGTTCATTGACGATATACACGTGCCCGTCATAGGCCCACCGGTACAGCTCATACGGCTGATTAAAGGTGGTTGCATATCCAGATACGATTTTTTCCTGATCCCCGTCCTTCCGCAGCTCAAACCCGGAAATATCAATATTCCGGTACTGCCGGCCTTCATTTAGCTTTTCGTCTATACTCTTAGGTGTTATTGGCATCTATCCTGCCCTCCTGTATCTTTTCGTCTGCGTTCCAGTATTCCCCGCGTATAATCCGGGCGTCCCCACCCTCAACCGGCGGCAGGTTCCATATTTCCCGGATATCATTGATACTCATAATACCGCGGTCGAGCATCTGGCTGGAAACGTTCAACTTCTCTGCATTGCTCAGATACTGCAGCCGGTTCGCTGTTGCCATGATCCTGTTGCCGTTGGTCTGCTCCCGGAGGGTGAAAAACATCCGGGTGCCAACCTCGGAAAACTGGATGCTGAACGGTTCAATCACCGATTCGTAGTATGCCGTCCATTTGTCGCCGTAGGCCTTGCCCTGCAAGACATCCTCGTTCATCGTGAAGTATTCAAAGACGCCGGCACGGATCAGCTTCATCTGCTCGGAATCCACCACCCACGGCTGAGCCTTAACCTGCTGAATATCTGCGTAGGTATTCGGAAACAGCAAAATGCCGTAGGGGTCATTTTCCCGTGCAAAGTTTTCTTCCGTGAACCGCTGCCGCTCTTTCTTCAAGTCTTCGGCCTTGGTAAAGTTGTTCACCCGCGCCATGAACTTGTAGGATGCGGCACTCTTGACGCCTTCCTGAATACCCTGATTCTGTACATGGATCAGATCAAGCGTGGGATACAGCGCATGGTTGCTTTCTCCGAAAAAATCATTCCGGTACTGATGCGTGGTCATAATCCCGCAGTTGGGAAGCTCAATGGCTGCCCTTGTGCCATCCGAAAACTCATACCGCAGATATGGCACGTCATCATACTGTACGATCTCGCACCGGTTTGGAAGCGGCGTGTAGATTCCTGACGGCTCTCCGTACTGATCATACACAGGGCACAGGAAAGCCGTGTTATGGATGTCGAGGATCGTGCTCAGCCTGTACAGGAATTGCGACCATGTCTGGAACTGGTTTGGACCATGCCGCATTTTGTTCTGCAAAGCAGGTTTTGCTGATCCCTGCATTTCAACCCTTAGCTTGCTAATGTGGGTAGCCTTGGCATGGATCACCGACCGGATCAGCTCCGATTCGTAAATACTGCCGCCGTAATTCGAAAAGTGCGGCGTGTATCCGTTCAGCAGTTTAAACGTGCCTTCATATTTCCCGGCAGGCTTGGGCCGGTTCTTGAAAATAAAATCAAAAAGTGACATATGTTAACCCTCATTCCTCAGCCGTTCGCCGATCTCTGCATACCATTTCTGCCGCACGCACATTGCGTCAAGCAAGGCCGCACAGCCATCTATATGATCATTGGGCGACAGCTTCACGAGCTTGCCCCTGCCGCGCTCTGTGCTCATTTTTACAGCGCTGTTAAGCAGGTGCACCTTCAGCAGGTCATCGTCCCCGATGTGTATTTTTCCGTCTTCCAGCAGGCCCTGCGTCTCCTGCATGACGCCGTACAGATTTTCGCCCTGATACACATCATCCGTACGGAAGCCATACGTTTCCAAATCCTGCACAAGATACTGTGCCGAATATCGGTCGTATCCGACCATCAGCGGCAGGATTTCATACTGTTCCACAAGGCCGGTAATCCAGTTATAACAATCGTGATAGTCCACAAAGTTATCACCGGAGAGCTGAAGCAGGCCGCGCTGGATGTATGCCGAGTAAGGCAGGCCGTCCCGCTGCGTGGCTTCGTCTATCCGCTCAGCCGGCAGGAAGAACTTGGCAAACACGTACAGCTCGCCGGCTTTCTCGATTATCACCACAGCAGCGGTCAGGTCCCGCGTCTGGGACAGGTCAATGCCTGCCACACAATAGCTATGCGCGAAATTGGATATGTCGAGCGGATCGGCAGCAGCTGCGTTGACGATCTGGGCGGGAAGCCATGCAAGGGAGCTGTTCTGCTTGATGCAGTTGTATTTCACTATGAACTCAGCTTTTTTACTGAGCGACCCTTTGGCAATGGCAATTTCTTCTGCCAAATAATCCCAACTAACCGATATACCTAAATTAGGATTGCTTTTTGCGAGTTCTTCGTATGTGTCCCACTTATCAACATCGTCGGACATATACAAGAATGGCAGCAATCGTTTTTCTTCACTATCACCCAGAAGAAACCGTGTAGCGCGCTTTATCAAAATGTCATAAATGCCATCGTTGATATACCCGGAAGTGGTGCACGACAGCAAAAATGGTGGATTATCCCCCATTTCTCTGGCACCCATGGCGGATTTCATTACTTCATACTGGCGGATTCCTTTTTCGCCTGACCACGCAGCCACCTCATCACAAATCGTCAATGATGGGTTAAAACCATCGGATTTTCTCTCAGAGAAGGCAACCTTTTTTACAACACTGTTTGTTGCTGCAATGTATAAATCCGTCATTCGATGCTTTGGTAGTTCCGAATCGTCAACGGTTTTTCGCTCGTGATACTTGATGCCCTCCCTGACCTTTTCTTTTAAATCCTGATATTCTGGGGAAAGTGTTGTCTGGTTCCAAATGGAATCATATATAATGGCGGTTTGATCAAGTTTGGGAGCAATGCAAAAAACCCTTGCCCCATATCCGCCTTTTTGCCACTCATATTTTGCAATTGCGGATGCCAGGAGCGACTTTCCGTTTTTGCGGCCCATAACAAAAAGCACTTCACGGAAAACCCTTTTTCCATTTCCGTCCACAATTCCATACATGACGGACAAATCAGCCTTCTGCCAAAGTGCTAATTTCAATAAACGAGGAGCAAGCGGGCCCTCCGTGTGGTAACAGTTGTCTTCAATGAAATCAATTACATCATCGGCTTTTTGGGCATCAAAATAGAACCATCCTTTGTCCAGTCCCTCAATAATGTATTTGTATAAGAGTTTTATCCATCTGCTGGCTATAACTTCGCCATTTTCGATCTTATCGTGGTATTCATGGATATAATTACCCATATCACACCACCTTGTCGTTTTTTAAAGTATTGCAATAATGATGTGCAAGTCTTACATTATCCCATTCATGATTCCCGCCCCTGCTCAATGGATAAACGTGATCTAT